CGGGATGCCCCGGCGCGGTGTCGTCGCCCGAATTGAACGCATCGCCGCTGGCGATCCAGCCGTCGCCCTCGTTGGCCTGGCATTCCGGGCAGACATTGTCGCCGCGCGGCTGCCACGATTTCTCGGTCGAAACGCCGTCCTGCGAAGCGGCCCGCATGCCGGCGAGCGCGCCGTGATTGTCGGCCTCGCGCGTCTCGTTGAGCGCGATGCGCGCGGCCCTTGCCGGCGCAAAGAAACCGTCGGCAGCGATCGCGTCGGCGAGCGTCGCCACCGGCCAGCCCTCGGCTTCCGACTGCGCGACCAGCTCGCGCAGCCGGTTGCGGGTCGCGTCCGAGACCTGGCTCACCAGCGTCGCGGCGCGGTCCTTGGCCCAGGCGACGGCCGCGGGATTGGCGAGCGACGTGATCCCCGCGGCGGTGAGCCCGAGCTCGAGCAGCGCCGCGCCGGCGCTGTCGGTGGCGAGCGCGGCGAGGATGGCGCGGCTGTCCTGCTCGGCCGCGTCCCAGGCATCGGGGTCGAGGAAAATCTCCTCGTCCTCGGGCAGATCGGCCTTGGCCAGCGTGCGGCCGTCCCGGACCGCCGCTGCGATCCGCGTCCCCTCGGCCTGGAGCAGCCGCGACCACACCCTTTCGAGTGAGGATTGGGCGAGTCGCGCCGCCGGCCGGAGCGGCGATGCCGCCGGGTAGGACTTGGCCATCGCCTCCGACCCGTTCAAATGCTCCGGAGAGCGTTCAATTTCGCCCTCGCCGCCCGCGGGACGGCCCGCTGCCCCGTTTTCGCCGGATCGCGCTCCCGGGCCGTCTGTGGAGCTCCCGGCGGGAGCGTCCGCCGGGGGCGCCGGTGGCGGCGGCGGCGCGAGCACGCTCTCGAGCGTGACCGCCCCGGTCGCGGTGAAAATGAGCGGCGTGGCGCCGGCGCCGTTCGGGTAGGGCTCGCGCCCCATCTCCTCGCGGAACTCGTCGAGCGTGATCGCGCCCTTGGCGAGCTGGGCGGTGAGGATGGTGTTCTGGCTCTCGGCGTCCATCTCGTCCGACTGCGACCAGGCGAATTCGAGATCGCCCTGGTCCTGCGTGGCGAGACAGCGGTCGACCAATTTCTTGATCCACAGCTTCGACGGCGCCAGCCCCTCCTCGAGCGCCGCCTCGTTGGCCTGCTCGGCCGAGGCGCGGTTCATCTGCTTCACCGCCCATTGAGGGCTGATTGAAAACGCAAACGACACGATCCGGGCGAGCCATTCGTCGGTGTCGTCCTTGAGCGCGGCCTCCTTCGTTTGGACGAAGCCCTTGGAGATGCCCGGCGGCACGAACCGGAGCTTGCGCCGCTGCGCCAGATTGTCGGTGAGCAGCGAATCGAAATAGGCCTGGAACTCGGCGATCTGGTCGATCGTCCATCCGTCCGGCACGCTGCACAGGGCGTCCGGCACCGTCCCCTCGGTGTAGTACATCAGCGTGTGCAGCTGGCGCCGCAGCGCGATGTTGACGGTCATCACGATCTGCTCGACCGGGCCGAGCCCGTACACCCAGGCCGAGCGCCAGTTGCGCGGCAGATAAAGGATCTGGTCGCTTGAGAACGCGGTCGCGCCGTCCGCGAGCGGCGGCAGCGCGGCGTAATCGACCGCCGGCAGCCCGTGCAGGATCTGCTGGTAGGCCGGCAACGGCGGCGCCGGCACGCGGCCGTGATCGTCGATCACCGGCTTGATCGTGCTGCCATCGACCACGTCGAAGCCGGCGATGGCGCCGCCGCGGCTGCGGCGCACGAACACGGTCGCGGCGTCGATCACGAACATGTCCTCGATCAGCGCGCCGAGCCACTGGTCCCAATCGTGGTCGCCGTCGGGCCGGTTGAAGAACTCGGTCGCGGCCGCGGTGCGCGGGTCGCCCTTGCGGCGGCGCTCCGCGTCGCGCGGCTGGATCGTCCATTCGAGCGATTTCAACTGGTCCTTGCGCGTCTCGATCACGAGCCGCAGCACGTCGTAATTGTCGGCGAGCGCGCGCAGCTGCCAGAACGGGATGCGCGCCTCGCCGCGGCCGTCGATGCCGCGCGGCTGGGTGGTGAGGTTGAAGGCCTGGGGATAGTCGAACCGCCGCCCGGCCACGCTCGGCGGCGCCATCGCCGGGAACGGCTCGAGCGGCCCGAACCACAGCGTGCGGTCGACCTGGCCCTTCAAGAGGAGCTGGGTTGCGGCGCGGGCGCGGGCGAAGAGGCCGGGTTTGTCCGCCATCGCGATCGCTTCCCTCATCGTCCGGCGGCGAGCTTCGCGCGCGCGGCGTCGCGCGCGGCCTTGGCGCCGGCGACGAAGTCGGCGGCGCGGGCGGCGGCCTCGGGGTTGCGCGCGGCCTCGGCGCGATACCAGGCGATGATGCCGGGCTCGGTCGCGGCGCCGGCGATGCCGAGAAACGCGGCCCAGGCGCGGTCGGCGTGGCCGCCCTCGTCGCGCGGCGTCAGGATGCGCGGCGCCCCGGTCGGGCCCTGCACGCGCTCGAGCTTGTGCAGATCGGCGCGCAATTCGGGCCGCCCGGCCGGGATGCGCACGCGGCGGTCCTCGAAAGCCTGCTTCGCCGCGGTCGCGATTGTGAGCTGCAGCGGCGCCGTCATCACGACGCCCTCGACCGCGCCGCCGTAGCGGCGCCTGGCGTCCTCGACCGGCTTCTCACCCATGCCGGTCTGGTCCATCACCAGCCGCTCGACCCGGTAGCGCGCCATGAGATCGGCCACGGCCGCGTCCTGGGCGGCGAAGCTCTGATGCCGCAGCTCGACGATCTCGCGGCACCACAGCACGTCGCCGACGCGCTCCCACACGAACGCGACCCAGAGATCGCCGCGGCGCGCGATGTCGTTGCCGATAAGGCAAGGTCCGCCCTCGTAGAGCGCGGGCTTGCCCGCGTCTTCGTGCTCGCACGCGACGATCGCGTCGTAGGGCAGCCACGCCGAGGCCTCGTCGAGGAATTCGAGCTCGTATTCCTGACGCCACGCGTCCTCGTCGCCGATCGCGGCCTTGAGCTCGGCCACGTCGCGCGCGAGCCCCTGGGCGACGGCATCGTGAATGGTGACGCGGTGGCGCGACCAGGCCAGATCCTCGCCGGTCCACAATTCGTAGAACTTGTTGTTCTTGCCGTTGGGCGTCGAGGTCACGCGGAGCCGCAGCCCGGGGCGCGAGATCACCGGGAAGAGCGCGCGCCAGATCGCCCGGCTGTCCTGGTGGAAGGCAAATTCATCCAAAAACACGTTGGCCGAATAGCCCCGCGCCGTCGCCGGGTTGGCCGGGAGCGCGGTGATGCGCGAGCCGCCGGCAAAGCGCGCCTCGAGCGCCTTGAACCGCACCACGCGGCCGTCATCGTCGTCGCCGGCGAAATCGAGCTCGGCGAATTCGGGCGCGGCGAGCGAGCGATAGGCGGCGGCGAAGCCGCGGCAGAACGGCCGCACCGCCTCTTCCATCGCCTCGGCGGCCTGGCGCTCGCCGCGCGACAGGATCACCCAGCGCGCCCGCGATTGCGCGATCTCGGCGGCGACGCAGTCGTCGACGATCTCGCCGCAGGTCGTGAAGGTCTTGCCGGTCTGGCGTGCGAACATGCCGATCTTGAAGCGCGCGCGATCGTCGAGCCATTGGCGCTGATACGCGAGGAAGGTGATCGCCGGGGGCGTCATCGCAGCCCCATGATCTTGCGCGCGCGCTCGGCCGCGTCGGCATCGATCCGCGCGGGCGCCTGCGGCTTGCCCGCGGCGGCGGCCGGCGGCGCCGACGGATCGGGCGTCGTGACGACGGTCTTGGCGGCGCGCGCGGCGTGGTCCATGGCCTTCGCCAGATCGTGCAGCGACTCGGGATCGAGCGTGCCGCTCTCGCTCGACATCAGGAGGTCGGACGCCGCGCTCATGAAGAGCTCGAGGATGTGCCGCATCTGCGGCGGCACCTCGCCCGCCGCCGGCGTCAGCGCCGCGACCACGAGCCGGCGCTTCCGCGCCTCGGCCACCATCGCATCGAGCTTCGAGAGATGCGCGATCACGCCCGAGCGCACCGGGATCGCGTCGGGCGGCAGATCGAGCGCGCGCAGATGCGCCAGCACCTCGTCGCAGCTGCGGCCGCGCGCGCGCAGCTCCTCGACCGCGCGCTGGATCGCCGGGTCGAGCCGGTCGATTTTCGATTTGCGCGCCATCACCGGGCCGGCGCATGGCGCTCGCCGCAGCAATAGGCGCCGGTCTGGCGATCGTCGAGCCGATGCGTCGCGACCACCACGGCGCAGGTCGCGACCAGAACGAACGTCCAGAAATAGACGATCCAGAAGGCGGCGCAGAGCAGGGTGTCGCGGCCGGCGCGGTTCATCGCCGGTGCCACAGCTGGTGCTCGACCCCGGCGATGACGACGCGGCCATGGGCGCAATCCTCGCCGCGCTCGGTCAGGCGCACGACGCGGATGCGGTCGAGCCAGGTCTCGCCGAGCGCGCCGGCGGCGACGAGGTGATCGAGATCGCCGGTGATCGCGGCGCGGGCCGCGTCCTGGACGGCGCGGCGCACCGCGCCGGCGAGCACGTCCTCGTTGCCCTCGCCGCCCGTCTCGGCGAGGAAGCGCAGGATGAAGAGGCGGCGCGCGGCCGCGAGGTGATCGGCGAAATCGCTCATGCGCGGCCGCGCAGCTGATAATCGATCAGGCGGTCGAGCTGCCCTTCCATGTGCTCGAGCCGCTGGTCGACCGCGTCGCGATTGATATGCAGCTCGCGCACCGAGGCGGTGAGCTCGGCGATCGCGCTGCGCAATTCGGTGATGACGCTCTGGTCCGGGCGGTGGCGCATGTCGCCGTCGATCGTGCCGAACCGGCCCTCGCCCTTGGCCAGGCGCTCCTCGATGGTGCGATGAACGTCGCCGTGATCGCGCAGGAAGGCGTGGAACTCGCCGCGCGCGAGATGCGTGTGCTTCAGCCACCACCAGGCGAGCGAGAGGATGGCGGTGATGAGGGCGCCGACGACGCCGGCGATGTCGAGCGACGCCGCGATCCAGGCGGGCACCACGTCGCCGGTCATGCGCGGCCCCGCAGCTCGGAATCGATCACAGCGGCCACGGGCCGCGCTGCAGCGGGCGCGGATCGGGGCCCATGCCGTTCTGCAGCTCGCGCCAGAGATAGTCGGCGAGCGCATAGGGATGGTCGCGCAGCGCCGCCAGCCGGTCGGGCGCGCAGCATCGCTCCTGGCGCGCCGCCTCGCGCAGCGCCCAGTCGACCACGCGCCGGCGCGGCCACAGCAGGATCGCGAGCGGCAGGACGATGCCCGAAGCCACGATCGCGACGATCAGGATCACGCGGTCGGCCGGGAGCGGAGCCCGCTCGACGGGAGTCGCTCCCGGCCTCTCGCGCAATGGGGCCTTCCGTGGCGCACGCTTTGCCTGCGAGGCGACACTCCCGTGGCTCCGTGTCGCGGCACTCCTCACGGTCCCGATACGGGCGCCGGCGCGGTCCGCGGGTGGCTTCGAAGACGCCCGGCCCGAAGGCCGTCGTCCCGACATCTGCGGGCGTGACCGGGCCTAACGAGACGGCCCCTCTGGAATTCCATGTCATCATCCGGCGCTCATCGAGCCGGGCGGGCACCAGTGCCAGAAGAAATGCACCGCGAGCGCGCCGAACACCATGCCGAACACCACCGCGATCAGCGGGAAGGCCTGGAACACCCGCCACGTCGCCAGCGACAGCGACGGCCATCGTCCGGTGCGGAAGGCGACGGTTTCGAGCGCGGCGAAGCTCAGGATCGCAAGGCCGAGCCACAGCGCCCAGACGATCATTTCGGCACCGCCGGGGCAGTCTGCCCGGTCGCGAAGTCGAAGGCGTCACGCTCGAGCCCGACCACCGGCGCGCACGCGGCCGCGCAGGCGCCGAGGCCGGCGGCGACGATCGGCACATAGGCCGGCGGGACGCAGCCGCCGAGCGCGATCACTGCCGCCATGACGAGCGCGAGCCGCATCACGACGCGGCGGCAGACGGCGCCGCCGCCGGCGTCTTCGCCGTCACAGTCTTGTACACGCCGAGAATATCGGCGATCGCCGCCGCCGTGTTCGCCGGCGGATGGGCGCAGATGGCGTTCGCGGCCTGCACCGCCAGCGCCTCGTCGGCGATCACGGCCGGGTCGGCCTTGGGCGTGCCGGCATAGAACGCCTTGAACGCGGCGTCGGCCGCCGCCAGCGACCAGCACGCCATCGCGACGGTCGGCGCCGCCTGCTGCACGGCGGCGTCGGTCTTGGCCTGCACCGCCTGCGGCGTCGGCGCGCTCGCGCAGGCGGCGAGGCCGAGGGCGGCGCCGAAGGCGGCGCAGGCGGCGAGGATGACGGCGAGCGCGGCGCGGTGCGGCATCAGGCTTTCTCCTTGGTCGCAAACCCGAGCGCGCCGAAGAACGCGGCGGCGATCATGCCATAGGGCTGCGGGATGAAGGGCGTCGCCGCGGCGATAACGGCGGCGACGGCGGCATGGGTCGAGGGCTCGGCGAGGCGGCTGCCGAGCCAGGCGGCGACGGCGGTCATGCGAGGGCTCCTGCGATCGTGCGGCGGCTGGCGAGGAACTGCTCGACCGTGCCGGCGCCGCGGGGCGTGTTGTAGTGATCCTTCCAGTACCGGGCCTGGGCGTCGGCGTCGTTCCAGGGCGGCAGCGGCGCGGGCGCGCGCCGGTAAACGAGCCGCGCCATGGCGCAGGCGTAATAGAGATTGCCGGCGAGCTGCTCGACGCGGGTCATCGCCGGCAGCGCCAGCGCCGCCACGGCGCGGGCGAGCGTCGGACGCGTGCCGAGGAAATTGCCGATGATGTCGCCATGCGTCGCCGGCTCCATCTGCCACAGCCCGAGCGCCGGCCCGGCGAGCTGGGCGAGGCGGTCGCCGCAGCCCGATTCCTGCGCCGCCGTCGCCAGCAGCAGCGCGTCGGCGTCGGGCCCGTCGAGGCCGAGCGTCGACAGCGTCGGGCGGATGACGCGGTGCAGGAGATCGCTGGGATCGATGCCGGCCATGACGCTCCTGAAAGGAGCGGCCGCGTGGGTCAGGCGCGGCCGCGAGTTCAGGGAGGAAACGCCTGGTGCGAAGACGACACCATGCCGTGCCAGAATGGCCGCTTGGGCACGGCCGCAGAAGGTCGCGAGACCGCGCGTGGCGGCGGCGGTCGATTCAGCCGAACAGATCGGGCTGGCGCGGGTCGCGGCGATCGCGGTGGCGCGCGATCGAACGCCCGCAGGCGATGCAGCGTGCCGGCGCCGCGATGTCGTCGGCAGCGGCGGCGCCGGCGGGCGCGCCGGCGAGGATGTGCTGGACGTGGTCCTGCGTCAGCCCGAGGGCGCGGGCGATGCGCTTCTGGCTCCAGCCGCGCGCGCGCAGGCAATGGGCGTCGTGCCAGTGCAGCAGCGCGCGCGCCGCCGGCACGCGGTACTCGCCGGCGCCGAGCCGCTGGCAGATGATCGCGGCGGCCTTGACGCCGACCACGCGCGCGAGCTTGTGGTCCGGCTTCGGCCGCTTCGGCAGATGCAGGCGGATGCCGCCCAGCGCGCGTGCGACGGCGACGGCGATCGCCGGCGAGGTCGCGTCCGCGATCTCGGCGAGAATGCCGGGCAGCGCGTGACGCGTGATCGCTGGCGGCGCGGTCACGAGACCCGGGCGGCGACCTGGCGCGCCCATTGTCCGAGGCGGTCGATCACCGCGTCGGCCTGCGCGTTCGAGAGGAACTGAGGCGCCGCGACGCCGTAGCCGCGCAGGAACGTGTCGAGCCGGGCGAAATCGCCGGTGCGGAAGGCGCCGAGCGCGGCGAGCCGGCGCCATTGCGCTTCGATCAGGCCGGGCTTGAACGAGGCTTGAAGCGGCGCCGCGAACGGCGATTCGAACGGCAGCACGTCATAGCCGACGCGGCGGCACCATTGCTTTAGATGCTCGATCGCGCGGTTGAGATCGGCGCCCGAGGCGAATTGCAGCGCGTCGACATCGCAATGGCGCTTCACGAACATCGCGAGCGCGCCCTCGCCCGGGTCGCTCACTTCGGCCAATTGCCACAGCGACAGCCACAGCGCGCGCAGCTTGGCCGCCTGCGGGCGCTCGTCTTTCCGCCGGTATCGCTGCGCAGGACGGCCGGCCGGCGGGCCGGCCTGGGCGACGCGGGCGGCACCGCGTTGCACGGGCGCGAAGCCGAGGCGGCGGAACTCGTCGATCAGCGCGCGGCGCTCGGGGCCGGTGAGACCGGCGGACGATTCGGTGCGGCCGCCCGAGAAGCGCGCGACCAGCGCGCGGTAGCTGTCCTCGGCGAGCGCGAGGTTCTTCTTCGCGACATGGATCGCCACCAGCTCCTTGACGCGCGCCGGATCGGGATGGGTCATACCAGCCCCTTGGCGATGGCGAGCCATTCCGGCATCGCGAAGGTCCCGGCATCCGCATCGCGCTCGACCTGGCTCTTCGGCAGCCACACCTCGACCGCGCCGTCGAAGATCAGCCACGCCTTCGGCGTCTCGGCGCGCAGCTCGGCCGCGATGTCGACGAGGTCGCTGCGACCGGCGGTCATGATGCCGCGTCCGCGAGCGCGTAACGGTCGATGCCGACGCAGCGGATGACGCCGCTCTTCTCGAGCCGGCGCAACCGCGCGTCGGAAATGCCCTCGCCGAACGGCCCGGTCCCATCGTCGCAATAGGCGCGCCGAAGGCGCGGGATCCTGAGGAGCGTGATCATGCAAGAAGTTCCGCGCTGGCTCAGTCGCCGCTCGATCGAGGCCCACGCCCGGTCGTCGGCGCGCGCAACGATGGCGGCCGTGGTTTCGCCGGTCTCGGGCGCGCGGCGCATCACCCGACCTCCGGCACGGGCGCGTCCGGCGCGAGCGCGTCGGCTTGCGCTTCGAGCGCGCGGCCGAGCTGGCGCGCGGCCGCGGCCGAGAGCGACAGCTCGAGCGTGTCGATCTTGATGCGCACGCGCCCGGCATCCGTCCAGCACTGGACGTGGTGGGCCGGCTTCCAGGCCTCGTTGGCACCGCGCGAATTGCCGTTGGCGTGATCAATCATGCGGCGCTCCTTGCTTCGCGATTGACGATGGCGGCGATCTCGGTCCAGTCGCAGCGCAGCTCGATGCAGCGCGCGACGATGGCGGCGAGCGCGTCGAACGCGGCGTCGCGGTCGAGAATCAAGACGGCGTCGCGGCGCACGCACAGCACCGCGGCGACGGCGGCGCGCAGGCGGCGGCGCGCCGGCTCGTCCTTGAGATCGCGGCGGTTGAGGAAAGCGCCGGCGGCGGCGTGCAGCTCGAGCAGCGCGTCGGCGCTCATGGGCGACCTCGCTGGGCCTTCCATGCGCGCCACGCTTCCTGGTGTTCGGGGCAGAGGTGCCGGTTCTCCGCGACCTGCTCCGCGTGCCGCGCGCAGACCGGGCGGTCGCACGTCGCCCCGTCCGACAGCTTCCAATCGCAGAGGAATTGTGCCGGCGCCGCGCAGCCCAGAGCACCGCAGCGCTTCGGCTTACGCGGCGGCCCGCATGCGATGGCGGTGATGCCGCCCACGGCGATGACGCGGCACGTCATTGGTCTTCCACTGAAATCTTCGCGCCTGAGATCTTCTTGATCGCCTCGGCGAGCGTGGCGATCAGGGTGATCCTGTGTTCGTCATCGAGGACGATCCGGCAGTGGACCCGATCGTCTCCGGGGTCGACGACGACGACGACGATGGAGATCTTGCGGTCGCTCGCGATCATCGCCTCGAGAATGACGTAAGCCTCGGCGAGACTCCGGCGCGTGCCGCCGCTCATCATCGCCCC